CTCGAACGCATTTTTCCACACAATTTATGAAATTAGGAAATGGCGAGACAGCCAAAACCGACAGCCCTAAAAATTCTACACGGTGATTTTGCCAAGAATCCCAAACGCAGGAACAAGGCAGAGCCGCAAGTGCCCGCCGAAACTCCGGACTGTCCAGCATGGATGAAGGGTGATGCTCGAAAAGAGTGGATCAGGATCATGGCGGAAATTAAATCCATGAAAGTGATGACACTTCCTGATCGTGCCGCGATGGAACAGTATTGCGTTTTGTACGGGACTTGGAGAGACGCATTGAGGGCAGTGGCAAGGGAGGGGGCTGTCCTAAGCTCAGAACATGGATCGTATGAAAACCCATCGTCGAAAATCGCCCTGAGATGCTCGGCGGAAATGCACAAATATCTTTGCCAGTTCGGACTAACTCCGGCCTCAAGATCACGGGTAAACGTCACACAAGAAACAGCACCAGCAAGGATGAGACGACAGCGTTGAAAATCGACAAAGTCACAAAGCGATGGATTCGAAACGAAGCCGACGAAAGAGCGGCTGCGAACGGATGCCGCATGGACGAAGCTCGTGGCCAGTTCGTAATTGACTGGGCGCGGGACAATCTTGTTCTGTGGGAAGGTGACTGTGCCGGTTTGCCGTTGATTGCCAGCGACTGGCAAGCCGATTGTGCGATGCGGCTATTCGGCTGGGTTAAGATGTCCGCACGGTGGAAACGCGAGGTGCGGCGATTCCGAGAGGCGTTGATTGGCAAGCCGAAGAAGAACAAGAAGTCGCCGACCGTTGCCTGGTGGGATTTGTATTTGCTCGATGGCGACGGTGAGCCAGGGCAAAACGTTTACACGGCAGCCAAGGACGGGCAGCAGGCTCGAATTGTTCAGGGCCACGCAATCAAGATGGTTCAGGCATCACCGACACTGTCGGCCTACATGCGAATCAACAAAACCGATTCAAGCATTACGGTTGACGAAACTAACTCAGCAATGAGAATTTTGAGCAGCGACAACGTTGCCTCTCAAAAGTCAAAGGAGGGGCTGAACGGTTCTTGTTCAGTGGACGAAATCCACGTTGTCGATGCTGAGTTTATGAAGCGAATCAGCCGCATGGGCATCAGTCGTTCGGAACCAATGATTATCCAAGTTACAACAGCCGGAAACGATCCAACAAGCTACGGAAAGCAGCGTTACGACTACGGCAAGCGGGTCGAGTCCGGAGCATTCGAAAACGAGTCATTTTTTTTTGACTGGCATGAGGCTCCATTTGATCTGACCGACGATGATTTGAAGAAAGACCCGATCAAGTTTGGCATGATGGCCAATCCGGCCTGGGGCCACACTGTTGGAGAAGAGGAATTCATTTCGGACCTGCAGAGCTGCGATACCCCGTCAGCGTTGCGAACGTTCAAAATGTACCGGCTCAACATCTGGCAGCAATCATCAAATCCATTTCTGCAGGCCCACGACTGGGAGGCTTGCCAGCGTGATGTGTCGTGGGAGCATCTTGAAACGCTGCCATGCTGGGCGGGTCTTGACTTGTCACGAACTCGCGACTTAACGGCGTTGTGTCTTTGCTTCAAGGACCATGACGGCACGCTTCACTTTCGATGGTGGTTCTGGATGCCTGAAGACACAGCAAAACAGCGTGTCGCGGCTGCTCCGTTCACTGACTGGGAGCATGACGAAAAGGCTCAATTGACCCTGACAGATGGAGACTGGATCGACTATGATTATGTCTGGTCGACGCTCTGCGAAATTGGACAACGGTTTCAGATTCAAAAACTACTTTACGACAAGCGATTCGCAGACTATCTAATTCAGCGGGTGATGGTTGGAGAGCAGAACAGCGACGGGACGTGGAAGCATCGGCCTGCAGAGTTTCCGATTGAGGAATGTGGACAAGGCCCGTTCATTTTGAATGAGCCAATCGAGGAATTCGAAAAGCTGGTGATGTCTCACAAGTTGACGCATGATGGAAACCCAATAGCCGCATGGCAGGCCAGCAACGTGACAAGGGGGAAGAATGGCCTGCTCTGCAAACCTAACGGGAAAGATGATGTCAGGACAATCGACGGAATGCAGGCAGCCGTCATGGCTCTTGCTGGTGTCGAAAAGGGTGAGTCAAGCTTTGCATATTCCACCGCCGGTTCAGGCGTCGTTCTTTTCTAAGGTGCTTTGAATGTACGGCGTTTCTGAAATCATCGCGAATCCATCCCCGATCGGCAGCGGTCTGCAGAACTTGTCGGCGCGTGACGCAGGAGGGTGGACTTCAATCATTGGTGGCGGCAAGTCATCGGCAGGCGTCCGGGTTACTCCGATGTCAGCGATGGGGTATCCACCGCTCTGGCGTGCAATCAACCTGATCAGTTCCCGAGTTTCGTGTCTACCGTTTGACTGCTTTAAGCGAGACGGAAGCGACCGGCAATATGATGAGCAGCATCCAGCCAACATCATGTTTTCCGGCGACATGAACGAGAACATGGACGCGGGCACGTTCATTGAAGTCATCACGGCAATGGCTGCACTGTATGGAAACGGGTACGCAGTGATCGACAGAGACTCACGCGGCAATCCGCTTGAAATGTATTTGCTCGATCCGCAGAAGACATTCCCGGCCATGTATGACGGCGTTTTGTGGTACGTCACGCGAATCGAAAGTGAGGAAATCCGATTTCCGCAGAGAGACGTTTACCACTACAAAGGATTAAGCCACAACGGCATTCAGGGCATGAACGTCATTGACATCATGAAAGACGCACTTGGCGTCGGCATGGCGGCTCAGCAGTTTGGCGGGCGATTCTTTGGTCAGGGGTCAAACGCTGGCGGTATCCTGATGATTCCAGGGCACTTCAGCGAAGAAAAGATCAGGAACACCATCGACGCATGGGAGAAGATGACGCAGGGGCTGCAGAAGGCTCATAAGGTCGCACTGCTGCAGGACGGGGCGAAGTTTCAGCAATTGACGATCACCAACGATCAAGCCCAGTTTCTTGAAACGCGGCAATACGAAATCCGGGCAACTGTGGGAAACATTTACGGCATTCCACCGCACAAGCTCGGAGACGATACCCGCACAAGCCACAACAGTCTGGAGTCAGAGAATCAATCTCTGCTGGATGACTGCCTCAACGTTTGGCTGAAGCGTCACGAGCGAGAGGCGAAGCGGAAGCTGCTGACCGATCGGCAGCGAAAAAACAATACTCACTTCTTTGAGTTCAACCGAGAAGCGTTGATTCAGATGAGCTTTGAAACGAAGGTCAATGGAATCTATCGTCAGACGGAAATGGGCCTGATCACATGGAATGAAGGCCGGAGAATGATGAACATGCCTGACATTGGACCTGACGGAGATAAGCGTTTTCATCCGGCGAACTGGATGGAGGACGGTATTGAACCTGTTCAAAAGCCTGCTCAACCCATGCAGAACCCCGCGCAAAGTCCAGACAAAACACCACCTGAAACGCCACAGAACAACGTTTTGCGGGCCATGATTGCCAGTTCCGTGACAAACGCTCTACGGATTGAGTCTGACCGTGTTGTTCGTGCTGCAAAGCGGCCTGATGCGTTTCTGTCGTCAGTCGATGCCATCTATGAAACATGGACTGACACATTTACGGCGGATCTCGGCTGGCAGTCGGCCGATACGGTCGTGGCGATTGCCAAGCATACAGAGGAAAGCAAACGCCAAGTCATGGACGTGGCTGGAGTGGCGACAAGTTCAACGCTGGAGACTCACGTCAGGGATCTGGTTGCGTGCTGGTCTGATCGTGGGCAAATTCTGGTTGATAATCTTTTGAAGGCGGCAGTGAAATGAGACCACAAACGAAACTCACGGCAACGATTCCATCGCTGCGAGATTCCGTATTTGATTCGAACTTCAAAATCACTTGCTCCGTGCAATCTGACAGCGTAGACGTGTGGCTTCATGGCATTGTGGGCGACGAATACACGCAAACGGATTCGGCATCGATCAGTAAAGTACTGATGTCGAATCGTGGCAAGCCATTGAACCTTTACGTCAATTCCCCTGGCGGGCTGGCCTATGACGGCGTTGCCATTTTTAACGCGATTCAGGCTCACACGGGACCGACGACAGGCATTATTGAAGGGCTGGCAGGATCGGCGGCCAGTCTCGCTGTAATGGCCTGCGATACGATCAAAGCCTATGCTACAAGCAAGTTCCATCCGCACTATTCGCTGTGCATCGCGATGGGCCATAAGGCTGACATTGCAGACACGCTGCTGATGATGGAAAAGCTTGACGCGGATCTTGAACAACTTTACGCAACTCGCACGGGCAATTCGGTCGAGGTTACAAAATCGCATTTGATAGGCCCGCATGGCGATGGAACGCACTTTACAGCGGCTGAAGCAAAGGCGGCAGGCTATGTTGATGAGGTGATTCAGATCACCGGCAAGGCTCCGCAGGGCAGCAAGCCAAAGAACTCTGTCAGTGCCGATCGCTTGCGAATGTGGAAACGAGCATTGACACGGTGACATACATCCGCTAACAATTCACGCATCAGCTCAGCGACCCATGAGGGCACGCGGGCAAATTTCGATCTGATGTTCATGAGAAGCGTCAATCGTTTTCAGTCTTGGTATTTCCAACACTGTCAGCGACTGACGCTTTTTCTGTTGGTCCTGACGCAAAGTCAAAGGACTAACAATGGACGAATTTCAGAAACTGGTCGGCGAGCGAACCACGCTGCTTGACCAAGCTCAGGCACTGGTTGACGCGGGCGTAACGGCTGGCTCACTCAGCGAAGACGATGACAAGAAAATCGGGGAATTGCACACTCAGGCAGAAGCCCTGACTGCAAAAATCAACGATCTTCAGGCCGCAAACGATCGAGCCGCAAAAGCTCAGGACGCTCAGAACAAGCTGAAGGCAACTCGTCTGAATCCGCTTGTGAACCGAATCAGAATGATCGGCACGAATGCTCCTGCAATGCCATCGAATGGCGGCAACGGTGCGTTTAAGCTGCCCGCCAATGTTCGCCGGGCAAACCCCAGCAACTTCGCTCCGCACGCTGACGAAGCAGGACGGCAGCCGGTTGAACGTGCTTACCGTTTTGGCCAGTGGGCACTCGCCACCGCCACAATGTGTATGCCGGGCAAGTTCCAGTTTTACAACTCAGTTGAGTTCTGTCAGCAGAACGGGCTGATGAATGTCCACGGTGAAGGCGGCGGCGACGTTTCCGGGGCTGGCATTTTTGTCCCGGACGAATTTTCGACGGACATTATCAGGCTTGTCGAGCAATACGGCGTTCTACGTCGGCTCGTTCCAGCAACATTGATGACTTCGGAGACAAAGACGACTCCGCGACGTGTCGGCGGGCTAACTGCCTATGCAGTCGGTGAAAATTCAGCCGGAACAGAGTCAGACGCTGAGTGGAACGAAGTGAAGCTCGTTGCCAAAAAGTGGATGGTTCTCACTCGCATGAGTAACGAACTGGCCGAAGATTCCGTGGTCTCAATTGCCAATGAATTGATTCGCGAAATCGCTCTGGCATTTGCTTACGCTGAGGACTTGGCGGGCTTCACTGGAACCGGCACATCGACGTTTAACGGCATCGTGGGAATTCTCACGAAGCTTGACACGCTGACGGCTGGAACTGCTCCGGGCCTGATTCTTGGTGCGGGCAATGCCTACAGTGAACTGACGCTGGCAAACTTCAGCAGCGTTGTGGCTGCTTTGCCACAATACGCCGCTGCAAACCCTCGCTGGACATGCCATCGCACGTTCTTTTACAACGTGATGCAGCCTCTGGCGCTGGCTGCCGGCGGAACGACTGCTGCCGACATCGCCAACGGCATCGCAGCACAGTTCCTTGGGTACGCTGTTGAGTTTTCTCAGGTGATGCCATCGGTGGCAGCAAACAGCCAGATTCCCGTTATCTTTGGTGATCTCGCGTTGGGCTGCCAGTTCGGTGATCGTCGCATGATGAACATCGAATTTAGTGATCAGGTTTCCGTGGGCGGTCAGTCCGTTTGGGAACGCGATCAGATTGCAGTGAAGGCGACCAGCCGAAACGATTTTGTGTGCCACGACTTCGGAACCAACTCGGCTGCAGGGCCGATTGTTGGTCTGGAAATGGCCGGAAGCTAATCGACGGCTGACACGATACGCGGGGCTTCGCGTTGAAGCCCCGCACTCTTTGCGAATCATCCTCAAGGGGAAACCATAGTGAATAATCTTGACTTCAAACTTGTGAGCATCACGCCACCAGCGGCGATCTCGGACAATGCAACGCTGACAACGGGCGAGATTGACACACTCGGTTGGTCGTACCTGACCATTGTTGTCTACGAAGGTGCGACAGACATTGCAATGGCTGCATTGTCTGTTACGCAGTCCGATACCGCAGGCAGCGGCCACGCCAACGTGACCGGACTCATCTGGGGCACATCAACAAACATCGACGGCAGCACGTCAGCCCTGCCTTCTGCAACCGATGACAACTTGTTCCAAGTTGCTCAGATCGACCTGAAGGGCAAAAAGCGTTACATCGACGTGACAGCCACGACTGGCGACGGTGCCGCCGGAACTTACATCGCAATTCTTGGCATTCTTAGCCGTCCGCAGGTTTCACCGATTTCAGCATCTGAAGCCGGTGCAAACGAAATTCTGCGAGCGTAAACCATGCACACAATCACGTTCCTCCGTGGTTGGCAAGGGCGGGCCGTGGGGTCGCAAGACTCCCGGCTACCTCTTGGCATCATGAAAACTCTGGTTATGGCTGGGACTGCTGAGTTTACGACTCAGGGTATCCAGCCACAGCATCAAGCAAAGAAGCATCGATCGAAACGATGAGCACAACCTACAAAGTCACGACGGAGCCGACGACTGAGCCAATCACATTGGACCAGTTCAAAGACGCTTTGCGCGTGACTGGTTGTGACTTCGATGAACAGCTCACCGAACTGCTGAAAGTGTGCCGCAAGCAGGTAGAGCATGACAGCTATCGAAAGCTGATCACTCAGACGGTTACGTTGTACATGGACGACTTTCCGGATGAGGACGAAATTGAAATTCGTCTTGCTCCGGTGTCAGCAATCAACTTTGTGAAGTATTACGACGAATCAGAAACGTTGCAGACGTTGCCAGTCGGCGATTACTGGACGAATCTGATTGAAACACCGCCGGAGATCGAACTGAAACTTGGCTATTCATGGCCAATGGTTCAGATCGAGCGACCAAACGCCGTCCAGGTTGAAATGGTTTGCGGATACGGGGCAGCGTCTGCCGTTCCGGTCGAAGCGAAACTGGCAATCAAAGAACTTGGCAAGATGAACTGGAAGGACTGCACAGGGAGCCGGGCAGTCTATGACAGACTGATGAATCAGTTGGCGTGGACGGGTTACGGAGTGGCACAGGGATGAAATGCCTTTCCGAGTATGACAAAAAGGTGACGATTCAAAAGGCTGTCGGCACTGCAGACGCTCACGGTCATGTCGATCTGACAACGGGAAGCAACTGGCAAACCTATGCAACTGCGTTTTGTAAAGTGATCACAAAGGGCGGTAGAGAGTTCTGGAAAGTGCAGCAGGTCAACGCGGACACGGATCAGGCATGGACGACGCAATGGTCAAAGACAATTCAAAACGTTACGCCTGACATGCGGCTTGTTTTTGAGGGAAACACGTACGAGATCCTGACGGCAATCGATGTAAACATGGACCACGAAGAGATTCAGATTCTGACACGTCGTAAGGTGGTGTGATGTCTGCGGTATCGGGCGTGGGAGAACTCGACAAGCTATTCCGAGAATTGTCAAAAGGCGTAGCAAACAAAATCGCACGGCCGGGGCTTGTAAAAGCTGGCAGAGTTGCGGCAAAGAAGGTCAAGGCGAGCATTCCAAGCAGATTCAAGACCATCCGCAAGGCAATCAGATCGCGTTCAGTCAAAACAAAATTTAACGGCGGTGTGGCAGGCGTAAAGGTCGGGGCGGGGGTAGCCCGGAAGAAGGAATCAGACAAGAGTAGAAGCGGAAAAAAAGGCGTCGGAATCGGTGCCCGCAACGTGCATTGGTGGTTTGTTGGAACTGGTGAGCGAAAGACAAAATCAGGCAAGAGAACGGGACTCATGCCGAAGCAGGCTGTCGGGGTTTCTGATGTATTGATGTCCGCAAAGGGCGAGCTGAACGAAATCATTCGACGTGGGATAGAAAAAGGGATTTGGAAAGAAACGGTTAAGCAGGCCAGAAAACAACTATGAAAAGCGGACTGGTGTCATTGCTGGCAGGAGAATCGACGGTTAACGCAATTTGCGGATCGCGAGTCTACGTCAACAAGGCACCACAGAAAGCCACGTTTCCGCACATCGTCATCACGCAGATGAGCAGTGAAGAAAACGGAAGCATGGACGGCGGATCGGGGCAGCTTCGATTTATTAACTTCGACATTGATTGCAGGGCGACAACCAGCGTCAAGGCGGACGAATTGGCCACTGCGGTCAGGGTGTTTATCGACGACTACTCCGGAGCGGCTGGAAGTTACACAATCGGTGCAGTCGTGATGAACGATGAAAGCGACGACTACGAATCACCGCAGGATGGTTCTGATATTGGCGTCCATGTTGTGACGCTGGATCTTGATGTTCAGTTCAACACATAAGGGAAAAGCAAATGGCTAAACTTCGGTGCAAAGGCACGATCATCAAGCAGACCATTTCAGCATCGCTGACGGCTGTTGCTCAGATCACTGATTTCAATCATGACGGGGCTGAATCGGAAACCTTCGACGCCACAACGCTCGATACATCCGGAGCCGGAAAAGAGTATAGCCAAACAGGCTACTCTGAGGGCGGCAACTTTGGGTTTACCATCTTTTACGATGACACACTGGCCGGTCATCAGGCAATTACGGATCTCGTGACGACTCCCGCTTCATGCGTCTGGAACATCACGACCACAGCAGCCACAGCGGCAGCTATGGCGTTCACTTCAGCGGGCATTGGGTTTGGGTTCACTGGAGCCATGAACGACGGCTTGAAGGCTGATGTGAGCCTGAAGATTACCGGCCTGCTTGCATACCAGACATAACCGGAGGCGGCTTTGAAGATCAAGTTCGTGAGATCAGACAACGGCGTGGCAGCAGCATACGACACGCCAGAATATGCTGAGCAGATCGACAGAAGCTCCGGGCAGCCGTTTTGGAAGCTCGGGGCGGTTGTTTCGGTTGAACGTCGTGGCGCTCAATTGCTGGTCGGCAATGGCGACTGTGAGCCAGCAGACGAAGAAGCGGAGCAGGCGTGCAAAGGCTGGCGAGAAAAGCGGCCTGACGTGCTGCTGTCTCGCGAAATGCTGGCCCGTGCAATCGATCCGGAGGACCGCGAACGATTCCGCAACGGGGAAATTCTTGGCTACGACGAAAACGGCAATGACATTCCCGGCCCGAATTGGATCGAGCCGGACGACGAAGACACTGAAGAGGATAACGAATGAGAGTGATTCCAACGGCGGAACAGTTTTTGACGGCACCAGAACTTGCCCAGGCAAAAAGGGATGTTCCTGTTCCGGAACTTGGTGTGGGCATGGTCATCCCAGTTTGGGGCATGACTCCCCGTGAGCGATCGGCGTGGGAGGACAAGCAGACGCAGTTGTCTGAGTCCAAGCGGGCAAAGCACAAGCTACAGGTCCGTGAGCGAATCCTTGTCGAATGCTGCCGAAACGATGACGGCGTTCAGTTGTTCACGGCAGATCAGATTGAGCAACTTGGGAGACGTCGCGGCGATGTAATCGAGCGGCTTGTTAACGTTGCCTTGGATCTGTCTGGGTTTTCGGAACAGGATATCGAGAAGATCGCAAAAAACTCAGACGCAGCCCTCGAAGACTGACAGCACTTCGACTGGCTGAACACGTCGCGAGAACGACTGATGTTGATGAGATGCTGTCAAAGATGTCGCACCAGCAATTCGATGAGTGGTGTGCGAAGGACATGATTGAGCCGATCGGAACGAGCGAGCCAGTGTGCAGGATTTTGACTAAGATCGGCAGAATGATTGCGGCGTTTATGGGGCAGGAAATGAAGGACCGTGATTTCATGCCGTGGATTGCAAAACATAAAAAGCGATCGAAGCCAAAAGCCCTTTCGCCTAAGCAAAGCGCCATTGCGATCAGCACACACCTGCGAATGCTTGTAGGGGGTGGCTAATGGCGGTCATCGCTGGCGATTTGGTAACACGCCTTGGCGTCGATGGTCGCAAGTTTCAAAGCGGGCTATCAAAGGCACGCGGGGAAACTCGCAGCTTTGCATCTGATGTTACGCGGATCGTCTCGGGCATTGCCATTGCAGACATTGGGAAGCGTGCGGTTGGCGGAATTGTCGACATGGCTGCCAGTGTCGTAAAGCTTGCCGCGGACGCTCAGACTGCACAGATCACGTTCGAGGTTTTGACAGGAGATGCAGCACGAGGGGCGAAGCTGTTCAAGGACATTGAGAAGTTTGCAGCACGGACATCATTTGACCTGACATCCGCAGCAGACGCAACAAAAAGCCTACTGGCTGCAGGCGTGGGTGAGTCTGACGTTCTCAACACGATGCAGTTGCTTGGTGACTTGGCGATGGGGGACGCAAATAAGCTCGGCTTTCTGTCCAAGGCTTACACTGATGTCATGAACAAGGGCAAACTGCAGGGGCAGGAGATTCGCCAGTTCGCAGAAAACGGCGTCGGGCTAGTCGGTGCGTTGGCTTCGTCGATGAATAAGACAAATGCGGAAATCCTAAAAATGTCTGAAGCGGGGCAGATTTCATTCGCTGACATGAAGAAGGCTCTGGAGTCCCTGACTGGGCCTGGCGGGCGATTCTTCGGCATGATGGCAAGGATCAACGAAACGTTTACGGGCCAATGGAATTCACTCGTTGAAAACATCCAGACGTTTGGCCGCGATCTTGGGGCTTTGGTGCTGCCGAAGCTGACGGCTATTGTGGCTGAAACCAACAAGCTGCTGACCGCGTTTAATTCACTTGGCGATGCGAGATGGAAGTTTGCAGGCGAGCTAATCGTCGCATCGTTTGATGTTGCGATGGAAACAATAAAACTGCATTGGGCAGAAATGCTCAACAACATGCTCGACCAAGTTTCAAAGATCAACTGGTCGAAGCTTCTCAATCCATTTGCCAGCGTAAAAATTAGCGACTTGAGGCCAAGCACAAAGCCTGAAAACCTACAGGAAGCTCAGGGTCGACTTGATGGGTTAATGGGCAAACTGCGCGGAGCCGGTGCGGCGAATGAAGGAGCTGGACCGGGGGGGAAAATGACGGCAAGCGAGGCATTGGACCTAGCGGATAAGCGATGGGAAGCTGCGCTGGCAAAAACTAGGGCGCTAACAGAACAGGCTTCATCATTGCACGATCGGCTCGTGCCGGGTTCTCCTGAATTTCGAGGCATAGCAGATCAAATTGACAGCTTAAAGCCACAGTTAAATGCGGCATACGCTGCCATTGATGCAGCAAAAGCAGACTACGCCAAAGCTGAGGCCGCTTTGAGCACAGAAAACGCTGCTAAAGCAAAAGGCGAATCGCAGGTAGCATTTACATCCGGCATTTCCTCAATGTTCGAAAAGCTCAAGCAATCTCCGCTGATGGGAACAATCGAATCCCTCAAGATGGGAGCAGGCGGGATGATCGACCGCGCAAAGATTCAGGGCGGTGCGATGTCCGGCATGTTGTCAAACTGGCTTGGAACAGACAGAGAGGAAAAGACAAAGGCGGAGCGATCGGGGCCGTCATTTGCCAACGCAATGCAAAAAGGCTCACAAGAAGCGTTCAGCACAATTTTGAACGATGTTCTTGGGGTAAGGCAAGACCCATTGCTCAAAGCGACTAAAGAGCAGACCAAGCAAATCGTTGCTGCACTGACAAAACAAAAGCCCTCTGTACAGCCAAAATTTGCTCCGGAGTTTGCGTAATGACTATTACAAGGCGAGGACTTATTGAAACCTCTGGAGATAACTCCAGAGGAACGATCACGATCAATGAAACCTATGGATTTACGGTAAGCACGAAAGCAGAGGCTACGGTTTATCAGGTTGGGTCGCAATCGCCCTACGTAATCGGGCAAATCCATCCAGAGGATCCACGCTGTTACTGCTCAAGTGTGCGGCCAGTGATGCGAAAACTGTTTGCGGACTGGGCTGTAGAGATCACCTTCACGTCTGAACGCGAAATGAGCGAGAATCCGCTATTTGAAAAAGCCGAAATCGAATGGGACGGCGAAAACTATGAGGAGAAATTAATTGTCGATAAGGACGGCGAGGCTGTCTTGAATTCGGCTGGGGATCCATTTGTTGATGCAATGAGAGAGCGTAATCGCAGAGTTGTTACTGTCTTACAAAACGTCGCCAATGTTCCAACGTGGATTCTCAACGCAGAAGACGCGGTCAACAGTGTGGATTTCACGCTTGACGGCTTTTTGATACCGGCGGGCAAAGGGAAGCTATCAGCGCCAAAGCTGGGAAAGTGGCAGACGCGAAACAATAATCGTTTTCGTGAAATGCGGCTCGAAATCAAGCTCAGCAAAGACAATTGGAAATACAAGCCTCTTGATGCTGGCTTTCGATTTCGCAATGGAGCCAGCGAATTGGTTCGCTTGACCTCAGACGATGGCACGGACATTACGGAACCTGCCTGCCTGAACGGAACGGGGCAGGTTCTGACAAACCCGACGCCAGCGACGGCTGTGTTTTTGGCCTTTGATAACTATCCAGAATTTGACTTCGCCGCATTGGAGATCAGACAGTAATGGCCAACGAAATTACCATTCAGCTAGACTTCAAACGGCAGCACGCAACAGTTACCTCTGATAATCACTTTTATCCGTCGCGACAAAAGCGAATCACCCAAGCTGGCGTGGGGCAGAGCGACACAAAGCCGACAATCGGGACCACAGAGGAGTCCATTTCATTTACCGACATCGCTACTAATGGATTCGTGTTTTTTGAAAATCTCGATCCCACAAATTATGTAGAATGGGGCACAGTTACGGGGGATTACACTGGCAGAATGTTGGCCGGAGAAACCGCTGGACCGTTTCGGCTTAACACTGGAAAAACCGTGTATATGAAAGCCAACACTGCATCTTGCCGCGTCCGGATTATCCATTACGAGGCGTGAGACATGGCAGACGGGTACATGCTGACAGATGGCCAGATGCGAGATATTCGCTGGGCTATTAGGTATTTGAAGCGAATGATTTCTGGCGGTTTCTTTGAAAGGCCGCGTCAGCAAGTTCAGCGGACTAGGCAGGTGGTGTTGTCGCAAGATCTAGCCGCAGCAGTAAACACGAAGCGAGATCCAAGCACAGCCGTAGCGCGTGTTTTGCAAAGAAAAAGAGACGGCGATCTGATACTGCTCGCAGAAACGATTACCATTGTAAATCGCTTCACGCAAATTAGTGTCGATGCGGGAACGTACGCGAAAGCTGAATGGATTGACGGCGAATGGCAGTTATACGCTGCTGATTGTCCGGGTGGCTCAGCATCATCGGGAAGCGTGTGATGCTGCTGGGATGCTGTCATTGTGGAGAAACGCCGAGCGAATCAACGCCACCAAGCGAATCAACTCCACCAAGTGTGAGTGAATCGGTTCCGCCGAGCGAATCTGATAGCGGACCTAGCTATTCTGAAATTTCCAGCAGTTGCATTTCCTCGTTTGGCTGTGTTGCCATACCACGACGGCTGACGTGGAATGTCTCTGTTTCGGGCGGAACGTGGGATGGAAAACCGGACTGCTTGTGTTCAGCGTATGACGGCACGTACACATTGAAATTCTGCGATTGCCGATTTGAAACTTTGACTGGTTATCGTTTGTTTTACGCGACAGACGAACTTGGAACATGGAGAGGGCGACCTGGTTTCCCCAATACTGACTTGGTTGGATGCCGTACAAAAACGGCAGGAACGTGCGTTCCATTGGAGGGCAGTGTAACCACAACCAGAAAGTACTATGCCATCGTCACGCCTGGAAACATTCGCGTGATCACGACGACGTATTACACATCAACTGACACGTTTCCGTTCACTGGAGTAAATGCAACGCGACAGTGGGAATATACCGGGTCAGTAAACTGCTTAGCGTCGAGTTCGTACAGCTTGACGAAGCTTGCATTAATATCAAACTTAGATGGGTGTGGTTGGGCAACGACCGGAACACTCACGCCGGGATAATATATGGAAGCTTGCAAATATCGCTCGCCGGGTATTTCCGGGTTCAACTGTTCGAATCACGAAGACCTTGTCATTGTCGATGAGGTTAGCGAACAGTTCTGTGATTCCTGCAGATACGCAACGCCACCAGCAGTTGGTTTCTTCGCACAAACAGAACAACTTCTGATTCAGAAAGCCCGACGCGGAGAAATCACGGTAGCGGCGAAGCCATGCGGTGGTTGCGGCGAAACGAAACACCGATTGCCAGAGCCAGAAGTTACTCAATTTGTGTGGCCTTATTGGGACGGTGGGGCACAAGCTGACGAGCTTCGCTGGTCAATCCGATCGGTCGAGACGTTCTTTCAAGGCAAAGCGAAGATTACAATCATCGGTGACAAGCCAGATTGGTATCACGGGCACGTCATCATAAAAAAGAGAGTTTCCGCAACAAGGCCTAACCGAGCTTTTCGCGACATGCTTGGGAAGGTGTTCTACATCGCGACACATGCCGAAATTGATTCCGAGTGCGTCTGGATGATGGACGACATTTACTTCCTGAAACCATTTACACTGAACGATATCAAGACACCTCGTGCAGAACCGTGGAGACCGGACGCCAGCAACAGTTGGCAGAAAAGAAAGACTCTGTCGATGGAGACTCTGGCGGCTCGTGGATTAACTCAACACGACTACGCAACGCACCTACCGCACTGGCTGGAAAAAGACAAACTGCGGGCGATGTTCGACGACTTTAATCTGCACGAGCATACCATGTTGTGGGAAGTGCTTTACGGCAATGTTTACCGAGGCACTCCACACCGCACGCGGCCATTCTTCGCACGGTTTCAGCATCAGGCGGACAAAGAAACATTTAAGCGACTAACCGCAAACGCGACCGTGATCAACAACACTGAGTCTGCGTGGTGCGATGGCCTACACGATTTTCTCGCCGAACTGCTCCCGACTCCTTCAAGCGTTGAGGCTGAGCATGAGGCTTCAAAGCCGGTTTACATCATCACGAAGAAGGGGCCGAGAACCGTAAAGCGGCGACCACTGGAAACGCACAGAGACTACATCGAGAAGCAACAATGATTCCTCACATTATGATCATCCAGTCCGCCTACACTGACCGCAGGCTATCAGAGCGACGGCTGGAAATATCGCGGCACACTGCAATTCCATCGCTGGCATACCAGACCGTCAAGCCTGTTATTCATATCGCGGTTAATCCTGATGATCCGTTTTTGGCTGAGCGACTTGAGGCATTCCGGTCAACCGGCTGCGATGTCAAGCCTCTTTACCGACCCAACTGGAAGCTCTACCGCGAGAACTGGGAGCTTCCAGAGGGACGAAAGATCGTCAGCCGCATGGACGATGATGACGTGATCTGTAAAGAGTATTGCGAACTGACAAGGGCACAGGCCCCAGAGTCTGGCGAGTGGAATCTCATTTGGCCGAATGGATACGTATTTTGGCGTGAGACCTGCTATCTGTTGCATCATCCCGGCATTCAATTTGTCACGCTGGTGACAGATCACGACAAAGATCCGCATCAAGAGCAGCACTGGGGATACCATAAGCGATGGCAAACAAAGGTCGTTTCCGATGCGGTCGGCTGGATCTGGGTTCGTCATGGTGACGCGGCATCGTCAACGCTGCCGAGATATCGCAAAGTCAAAAGAAGCGGCATTGACGCAAAGCGAATTCCGATTAACCTCAGAGCGATACTGCGAGCTATTGCGGACTCAGGAACAGCCAGCGGAAACTATACGGAACATCGCAATCCAGCACTGTTGGCCCATGTGCTACAGCAAAACAAACGGCACGAACCGGCAACACCAGCGGGGCCGCGTTTTCTGGTCGTAGTCCCAACGCATCGGCTTGCGGTGGCTCAGGCGACAATCGACGAACTGCAAATGTCCTTCACCTACCCGACAGAGTTTCACGTTCTGGACGGCACGCCTTCAAAGTGTCACGCTCTCAACAAGGCTTTGGTGGAGTTGGTCGATCCGGCAAAGCATGACATTTATGTGACGATCGACGATGACATTCTGCCAGGGGAAAACTGGCAGCACTTCATTGCGTGTGCCTTCCACCGCATTCCGAAGCTGGGAGCATGCGGAGTCGATTACAGCGGAACCGAGGAAGGGCGGGCGTTAATGGCCAACGCAATGAACTCGCCAGTGCAGCAGGTGCGAGACATCCAGTTCCGAGATGCTACAGGCTTTATGAATCTCGCTGGCGGATGCTTCGCGATCAGATCGGCACTAGCCAAAGAGACTGGCCCCTACCCATTTGCGGACGATGGCAGGCAATACCACGCGGACGAAGACGGATGGAGATCGCATCAGGTCACGCGGCGCGGCTGGAAAGTCGGTTACGTCACAAATCCGAATGAGCCAGTCAGGATGATTACGCACGTCAACACAGAGCAGTATGTTGAGACGAAAGCCAAAGACGTAGAGGCGTGGCAAGCAAGGCCGGTCTGGCCATGAAAACACTAATCCCCTGAAGCGGATAAAAAGCGGCGGGGATGCACAGCATTGGGAGAGGACTGCGAGCTACCTGCAGTCCTCGCTGTGTTAAATAATCAGCAACTACCGCCGCACATTGGACATTTCCATCCGCCAAATTTGACGGACGATAAAATCCAAATCGGAATCCACATTCCCAATGTAAAAAATGAAATGCACAAGTGCAGTGCATGGTTAGTGCTTGGCCGGACTGCCATAACATTGTTTTTGCATTTGGGACAATGCTTTGCAGTGACATCGGACATCACGCACACCCTCTGGCAAACCACATCAGCAGCAGAATCGGGCCTGCGACAATGCAGGCTTTCAGATCACGGGCGATTCGGCGGGACGGGTTCATGGGGGACAGGATGCACGGGAGGGCGGGGAATGTCAAATGACTAGCCAGCCGCGAGCCGTTCGGCGGTCATGCTGATTAGAAGACCCAATAAAAACACGGGCAAAAAAAATCTTTTCCGCAATCCTGCAAAATGATATCACCATCCATTGACGCCCCTGTCGATAGTGATATCATGCCCACACCGAGACGCAAAACACTGGCAAGGAAAAGAACGATGACACGAGGATCGCGAGTATCAGTAAACGGAGATGTCGGGACGTTCATCGAATTCGACAGAAAAAACGGTGATCGCGTCGCGATTGTGATTCTGGACGAAATGCCAGGACGCGAGCAAGTGTTTGAGGTGCGTGAAGTAAAGGCAATCAAGTGAGAAAACAAAAACCCAAAGGCAATCCTCAACTGCTGCTGCGTGTTCCGCCGGAACTGCAAAAGCCGTTGGCGGATGAATCAGCGAAGACCGGCGAAAGTCGGCAGGGCGTGTTGTGGCGGATCGCGGCAAAGTATTTTAAGGGTCGGAAAGCGTGAGAATCGATTTTGATACACGTTCAGCAGAAGACTACGCACGGTTTTTGGCCGTACGCAAATGCCCGATCTATCAGTTTAAGGGATCGGCAGCAATTGTTCCGGACGAATACGCCTCACTTGTGGGCGTCAAAGCAAAGCGGAAGACCGGCAAGAAATACACTCCAGCCGTTAACCTGTTTGACTATCAGGCAGACATTGTTCGCATTGCGGTCGAGCGTCGCAAGTATGCGATTTTTGCTGACTGCGGACTTGGCAAAACCTTGATGCTGCTTGAATTTGCTCGCCATTGTGCTGAGCAAACAAAAGGGAAAGTTCTGATCGTTTCCCCGTTGATGGTATGTCGTCAAACGGTCGACGAAGCTATCCGGTGGTACGGCGAATCATTCCCGATCGGTCGCGTGAAAGCCTTCGATTTGCAGTATTGGCTGAACTCGACAAGCTCGCTGGATTCACAAATCGGAATCACGAACTACGAAGCGATCCGCGAAGGGCTGGAACCCGGAAGACTGTCAGGATTGATTCTCGATGAATCATCCATGCTGAAAAGCCATTACGGTGCATGGGGTACGCGGCTGATTGAATTGGGCCGAGGACTGGATTGGAAATTGTGCGCGACTGGAACTCCAGCCCCGAACGATCGAATTGAGTTTGCGAATCATGCTGTGTTTCTGGACCGTGCAAAAACCGTCAATGAGTTTCTCGCCACTTACTTCATTAATCGCGGCGAAACGCAAAACAGATGGGAACTTAAACCGCACGCCCTGAAGCCGTTCTATCGGTCGCTGGCTGATTGGTCGATCTTCCTGACGAATCCAGCCACCTACGGATGGAAAGATAACGTCGGCGTGACTCCTCCGATCAACATCCACATCGACCACATCGATTTAACCGACGAACAACGCAAGGCTGCTCAATCGGTCACTGGCTCTCTGATCACAAACAACATCGGCGGCATTGGCGATCGTGGCAAGCTGTCACAGATCGCAAAAGGTAAGGGCGGAATAGCATCACTCAAGCCCGCATTTATTCGATCACAAGTCGAGAGTTGGCCAGATGAATCGACAATCATTTGGTGTCACTACAACGACGAGCAAGAGCAGATGGAAAAACTGTTTCCTGAAGCCGTTAGCGTTTCCGGTGACACGAAAGAAGCAGACCGGGAAGCGGCTGTCGATGCGTTTAAGTCAGGCCGAGTCAAAGTGCTGATAACGAAGCCAAAGATTCTCGGGTTCGGTTTGAATCTACAGGTCTGCACACGGCAGATCTTCAGCGGCATAAAGGATTCCTATGAGGAGTTCTATCAGGCCGTGAAACGTTCGAATCGTATCGGATCGACGAAGCCTCTCAATGTCCATATTCCAGTGACGGAGCTGGAAGTTCCATTTGTTGACAACGTGCTACGCAAAGCCGGTCGAGTTCAACAGGACACGGAAGAGCAGGAAGCACTTTTCAAGGAGATTGGCCATGCATGTTTTCGATGATTCAGAACAATACCACGTCCATCACGGCGATTGCATTCCGCACATGCTGGAAGACATGCCAGAAGACTCAGTCGACTTTGCTGTGTTTTCTCCGCCATTCCCGTCGCTATACGCTTACAGCGACGCGGAGGGCGACATTGGAAATGTCGACTCAATGGGAATGGAAGCGGCGGTTCACCTGTCGTTCATGTTTAACGGGCTGATGCGAGTTTTGAAGCCGGGACGGGCTGCAATCGTCCACGTCTGCCAGATCCCACGAATGAAGCGATCAGGCGGCGTTGGCCTGTGCGACTTTCGAGGCACCAACATTCGGCTTGGCGAACGTGCTGGCCTCGTGTATGAATATGATTGGAGCGTTCGCAAAAATCCGCAGTCTCAGGCTATACGAACACGATCGCGAGAGCTTCAGTTTTCAGGGCTGGAAAGTGATCGCTCAAAGCAACGCGGCACGCTTCAAGACTACTTGATCAAGTTCCGCAAGCCAGGCGAGAACGCAACGCCTATCGATGCGAAGGGGCAAGTCAGCCGAAACGATTGGATCGCATGGGCGGAAGGCTGCTGGGATGACGTGCATGAAACCGACACTCTAAACACGGCGGCCGCGAAGTCCGACGATGACACGAGGCACATTTGCCCTTTGCAGCTTGAGGTTATTCGTCGTTGCGTTCTTCTCTATTCGAATCCGGGCGAGATCGTTTTCAGTCCGTTTGCTGGCATCGGATCTGAAGGATTCGTTTCGCTCGGAGGAACGTCGCCAAAGACAAAACGGGTGATCTACGACAAGCGGCGTTTTTATGGATGTGAACTAAAGACCGAGTATCACAAGCAGGCATTAAAGAATCTTGATCTGGCAACACGTCAGCATTCTGCGGTGCATCAGTCGAGTTTGTTTTCAGAACTTGAGGAGGTCGCCCGATGAGCCAACTAACCCTTTTCGACTGCCCCGAAGCCACAGCCCCAATCGCTCGCCACAGCGATCCAGCTACAAGCCACAAAGCAGCAGAACGAATCCAGCCAACAGTCACAGCCCGCCAGATTCAATGTTTGGAAGTTCTTCGCGAACACGGGCAGCCAATGACAAGCAGCGAACTGGCTGAAGCGTGCTGCAATCGGTTCTGCTCAGACCTGAAAGTTGATCCTGTGCAGTACGCGAAAAAGCTCGACAACTTTCGAAAGAGGGCCGACGAGATCAAGCGAAACGAAGACCTGTGCATTCGGCTGGAAGCGGAGCGAGATGGCGGGCAGTTGTTCGAAGCAAAGGACGGCAAATGATCATTCCGCAAAGCAAATCAAAGCCACCAGTGCCACACAAAGATTCGCGTTTGACTCCGATTGTTTGCTTGGGAGTCATCAAGATTCGACGATCAGGAGGCGGAGGGCGACCGATTTGGAAGTGCCGGTGTGAATGCGGAAACGTCATCCTGACTGCCCGCCACCGAATTCAAAACGGTGAAACAAAGTCATGCGGATGCCTTCGAAAAGAAATGTCACGCGACGCCATTAAACACGCTCAACAAGTCAGGAGAGAGAAGTATGCCGCTATTAAATGAAATCATTGCAACAGTTTTACTGATCGTCTTGGCATGGTTTGCGGCTGGATCATCGCAACTGGCTGACGAGCGAAGCCAGATCAAGCGTGGAAACAAGTGGGCGCGGGACAACTACCCACCAACTTACTAACCGGCGAGAGCAAGGGTTCACCGGATTTATCTGACTGTGCGGCGTGGTGGGACACGCGGGGATGTTGCGGAACGGCATTCTTTGGCCTTGGTTCAAATCCAACACAGTCATTCAGCGGCAACGTGTCGCTGTGCCAAACGCCAATTTAGGAAAATAGACAATGATTACATTTACGCTTGAGACTATTAGTCCGCATGTGGCTAAGCAGTATTTAGAACGAAACCATAAAAACAGATCGCTCACCAAGGAGCGAGTGAACGCATTATCGAGAGACATTCAGTCAGACGCCTTTATGGTCACGCATCAGTGCATCGCGTTTAATGCTAACGGCGATTTAATTGACGGGCAGCATAGACTGTCGGCCGTGGTAGCTACAGGAACATCGGTGCAGATGTATGTGGCAAGATATGAGCGAACAGAGACGGCGATGGCGTTGCCCTTTGATAATGGCCTGACCCGCAAGCATTATGATATTTTGGATATCACTCGAAAGCAGACTGAACTCGCGTCTGCGGTGCTGAGAATCAAAGGCCGAGCAAACACGTTTACGTCTGCGGATATACAGGCGTGCGTTGATCATCACGAGTCGCAGTTTAACACGGTTTTGGAATGCTCATCGAACACGGCTAAGCACAGGTCGTCTGCTGGTGCAAAGGCGGCCATCGCGTTGCTGATAAAAAAGAACCCACAAGCTGCGGATGAAATCATTCAGCAGTATGTGAAGTTTCTAAACTTCGATTTGGATGGCATGTGGCCGAGCGTTGCGGCGTGTGTTCGCGCATTGGAAAACATTAGGGCATCTGGCGGATCAACAATGCAAAAAATGGTTGCTTCGAGAGTGTGGTATGCGTTTCAACCTGAAAACAAGCATCTAAAGCTCATCAGAATATTAGATGAAAACGCACTGATAGCGGAAATGCAAACGTTTTGCTGAATCGGAAGCGGCTGGATCGTTTCCAGTCGTGCCCGCTGTCAACGGCGGCGGGCGAATACAAGCGGTCGACCGTGAAACGTCGCTAAGTCGAAGGAATCGAACCGCTCTTTGTACTCCTGCGAACAGTCACCAAGGGTTCGGCGTTTCCAGCAGTCACGCCGAGACTGTTCGCAGGTTTTTCTATCACGAAAGGATTTCAGGATGTTGGTACTCAGAAGGTCGGTCAGTGAGGAAGTCATCATCACGGTCGGCGAAGAAAGAATCGTCGTCAAGTTGGTCGACACGATCGGCGGGAACCACGCACGAATTGGATTCACAGCATCAAAGAACGTGCGGATTGATCGCAAGGAGATCCACGATTCGATCATGGAAACAGGTTTCAATCCGGAAGCAAAACCGGCATTGAAGACAGTGATTCGAATTGGTGAGCGACTCCCCGGCGAATTGATGCGGAGAAAACCGCAATGACACGACGCAAGAAAGCCGGAAAGAAATCCAACAGGCTACACGTTCCAACAGGCCACAAGCCAATGACGCGAGATCCATCATTGGAAGAGATCTGGGGCACAGAAACAACGATCGGGCTGGCGGAAATTATCCGCATGGAACGGCCTGACCATCCGGAAAACAAAGGCTTGCATCGGCCTTCACAGATTCGTGAGTGTTCGACGCGAATGCTGCCGGGTGGTCGCGGCGTATTGAGGGGGCAGGGATGAAAGTACAAGCATGGATTGGAATTGACCCCGGAGCATCCGGCGCAATCGCAGTCGTCTTTGCTTCGGGCAATGTTTGCTGGATTAAGAACGACAGCACAGAACATGAGCTGGCAAACTGGATTCGTGAACTGGCCTTGTCGCACGAACTGGCAGCAGTCATTGAGCAAGTTAACGCAATGCCAAAGCAGGGCGTCTCATCAACCTTCAAGTTCGGCAAGTCGTTTGGCTTCTTGATTGGCATCCTGACGGCGTTGCAAGTGCCTTACGAATCATATCGGCCTCAAGTTTGGCAGAAGCACATGAGATGCTTGACGAAAGGCGACAAGAACGTGAGCAAGGCGGCTGCACAGCGACTCTGGCCATCAACGAAGATCACTCACGCTAATGCTGATGCTTTGCTGATTGCGGAGTTTTGCAGGCAGATTAGGAACGGGCGATGAGTGAGGTCATCTGCATCAGTTTCACGCCATCGCGTGAGTACGCGGACGCAATCAGGCAGGATCGCAATATTCGCGACGGCAAGGCGTGCGGAGCTACAGCCGGGGACACTTGGCATCTGGGGCTGCGGACATATGACGTGATTGATCAGTTCGCACGGTATCGCGACGACGAACGCGAACCGATCACAAACCCATTCTGGCGAGCAAGAATTGAGAAGCACAAGCGGTTGAGGGCAGCCGATGACGCGCAGTGGAGAGTACGAGACATGGCAGCAGCGTTGCAGCCATCAGTTGTGAAAGCATTTTTGAAAGCATTGACTAATGGCGAAAGCTGAATTGATACTAACGGAAGAACAGGCCATTGCATTTGGCCAGGCATTGCAGACGCCGCTAGTTGCGATCGCAAGGACTGCGGAGCTGTCTCGATTGCATGGGGACACGGTTGCAAGCCTGTACCGAGTTGCGGCACTAAAGGAGTTCCGCAAAGTCGTATCGGCTGAAGAGATCAAGGCACTGATCATTGCAGCGGCTGGAGACGGCTACGAAGTTGCGGAGTCGGACAAGTTTAAGATTCCTGATGAGATTAAGCTCGAGGGAGCAGTCAGGGCGATGCAGAAAGGCTATTTGCTGAGCGATGAGGCTGGCCCCCACTTTACTGTGATCCTCGGCAAGGGCGGCGTCTCAGTCCTGATCAAGGAAGCCGGGCATCGTCACAAGTTGCGACGGGCCGGATGCAAGCAAATAGACGTTGTCTCTGCTGCAAAGCACATGCGGCCACGTCCTAATGCGGGTGGCAAGTTTGACATGATTGTCGAGGGTCGAGCGTCATGCGTGCTGAATGGTGAAGTCATTGCCGTGGAGCGTAACGCAGACTTGCCAATCATTTTGCCATGCTGGGAAACGGACGGGCCGGATGGACACGAGGCAAAAGCACGGCGGCGGCTGTTGCGTGATCTCTGGGCAAAGGTGTCTGGAGACTTCGAGCCAATTGAGTTGGATGAGGTCGAGAGCGAATCGCAGGTTGAGCAGATTATTGTTCCGGCCAAAGTCATTGAGAGAACGCCGGTCGAGGCTGAAAAAACTGAAACCGAAAAGCACGAGCCATCACTCGCACGCATCCGCAAGATTCTCGCTGACAATCCTGATCAACTGACATTCGTTGAGTCGGTTTGGAATGAGATCGCAGCAGCAAAGACTCATGAGAAGCTTGAGGATGCCGGCAAGGAGTTGGCGGCGATGAAAGCCAGCGTTAGCAGTCAGGTACTGTCGTTGGTGCGTCCGTTCTATCAGGCTCGGCAAGCGGAGCTGAAAGGCGGTGCGGCATGAGGCACATCGAAGCCGGTGAGGGATTTAGGCTTCTTACAGTCGGCGAAAAGATCCAGTCAGGCGATTCGTTCCGGCCTCTAGGTCAAGATTGCTGGCTGATGGTTTTCCAGGCGAGAGTCGATCAGGTTGTCACTCAGGGGCACGTTGCGCATCGGCGAAAGATCGTCCCGGACTTGTCTCTGCCGAGTGGCATTGAAGCAATCGTCTGCAGTGACATAACAGCTCGCCAGAGGCTCGGCGTAGAAAAGTACGGAACAACGGTCAGAGACAATCCACTGAGCCTCCGTGAGTGGCTCCAGCATTCGTACGAAGAATGTCTCGATCAGGCGATTTATCTCAGGAGGGCAATCGATGAACTCTAAAAAAACACGATTTCACGACGAATGGTTTGCGGTATACGGCTACGAGATGCCACCACACGTCGAACGGCTTCCGATCGTGCAGATTCAGGAGGCGATTGAGTTTGGCCGGAAGAAGTATCAGCCTGTGAACGAGACGGCTGGCAGCGATGACGATCTCAAAGCTTGGGACGGGCACAAGGAGTTTTGATGAGCCACAACCAACGACTCTACTGGCTAAAGACGCTCGGATTCACCGCACAAGACCGGGGCATCATCCACGGCACGCTCGGAACCTGCTCCTTGGTAACCGGAGAACGCCAAGGCGAGACAGAGGAATTCTGGCTGGCCGCTCGTGATGGATCGGCATTGGTCCACACGAGCAGCCTTCCGGTGATGACGTGGCAGGAGTTGCAAGCATGGATTGAGGAAAAGCCTGAGGTGAAGAAAACGTTGCCGAAGGAAAGAAATCTTTTCGGAGATGACCAATGGTAGCGCCGGAGCCATTTACCTGCCCCAAATGCGGCGGGCATTACTACGGGTCGATCTGCCAGCGGCGGCCAGATGGATCGTTTTGGAAGGTCGCGGAGGAATGCCACGACCAGCACAGCGTTGGGTGCAAGTACGTGGCGCGGAAAGAAGTGTTGCTCATTGCTGCGAAGCACTTTGATCAAGGAACGTGGCAATCGTGCGCGGAGGGTATTTAGAAAATCCGCAACGTAAAGATGATACGGGCGTGTTGGTTGAGTAGAAGCAGCCTCCACATTAATTTGATTGCATCGGGTTCGCCCGATTTATCGCCCGCTGCTGAAAGGTCTTCTACCCTTTTGGCAGCGGGTTTTTGCATTGGGATGAAGGCTATGACGAAGGGAGAGTTCGAGGCATACAAGGCCGCACAGATTGCCGCACTTCTTGCATGGGACATAAAGCGTCAGGAGGTGGCAAAATGAACTACCCAAAACGCGAGCCGTTCTTTGCTCATAAGTTTGTGCGGTTAATGCACAAGGCGGCTGTTGCTGCAGAGATCGGTCGGGATGCGTTCAGCTTGCTTGTTGTCGTAGCACATACCGAAGACGCGATGCGATATCGCGGGGCTGCAAAGTTCTGGAACTCGCAATTGATCGAAACACTTGGGTTTACAAAGTGGGATCAGTTCGACAAGGCGAGACGCAAGGCAATTGAATCCGGCTGGCTTAGGTACTCCGGCGACGGCAAGCGAACGTCCGGAGAGTATTACGTCACAATTCCAGATGGGTATGAGCAAATCTCAGACACGCCTATTGAGGATACCTGTACGCTTGTGAATCCCGAAAACGGGTATAAACAGGGGTACGATGACGGGTATAAACAGGGGATGATCGAGGGTATAAAGAGGGTACAATGTGGGGTACAATGTGGGGTACAAACAGGGGATGAACAGGGGGAACCTTCTATCCCTATGCCTTTACCTACTCCTGATCTATACACGCCAGGGCGTGATGTCGTAATTCCGGAACACATTAACACAGAACAGTTCCGCAAAATCGTTGGCCGCTTCGTGAATTACACACGGGCGTCATCAAAGACCAACGGCAAGCCAATTCAATCGAACTCAATGGAAGAGCAAGAGCTTTGGCGGATGGTCGGCACATGGAAGGTCGATGCCGATTCGCTATCTGAAGCGGTTAGTGCAGCGATTGTCGGCGGATGGGCAAATCTGCGAAAGCCGACCGGAACCAAGGCATTTGCAAAGTTCACAAAGTTTTCAGACGAATTCGTCGAGGCAATCAAGGCTGCTCAGCAATACCCAACTGATTACGCAACTCGATTGAAAATGCTCGGCGAGCAAAAGTTCGAGGCGTTAAAGCGAACTGGCACTGCAAGGGTTGCTGAGGCCAAAGACTCGCAACTGCAGGCACTTGGGGAAGTATACGACTCGCATTTGAAGGATATCAGGAATGGAATCAAGACAAGCAATTGAGCGGGCAATCATCTGTGCCGCCTTTGACGGGGCAGACGCAGTCGACCGGATCGGAAGCCAAGTCAGCACAATGGACTTCGCTGACATCGCTCTGCGGGCCGTCTGGAACGCTCTGGCGTCGATCGCAGGCGACGGCAAGGCAATTGACCCTGTCCTCGTCTACGAACACATGACGCAACGCGGACGGATGCCGCAGCAAATCAGCTTGGAACTTTTGGCCGATCTGTTTTCCGCGCGGTGGGAATCGGCACACATTGATCATTACTGTGCAGCACTTCAGCAGCACGCAGCCGCGGATGATGCTCATTTGCTCGGTGAACAGTTGGCGCACGAGCCAGTCATCGATCAGGCGATCATTGACGGCTATATCAGCAAGCTTGATCAGATCCAGCGTGGACGGAAGGACGAAATCAAAACCGTGGCCGATGCGATCCACGGGCTGGAGGAACGCAAGGCAAATCCTCGGGCGATAACTAAAACCGGATTGACGCAACTTGACGACATCCTGAGAGGCGGGCTGCGAGACGGCCAGTCGATCATAATCGGTGGGCGTCCTGGTGCTGGCAAATCGGTCTTGATGACTCAAATCGGCGTCGGGGCTGCTCAGTTCGGGGCCGGGGTTCTGATCGTAAGTCTTGAAATGATGAAAGAAGAATTGATCGACCGGCTGTCAAAGTCAATTCCATTCGAAACGCTGAGCACGCTGCCGCTGTACTTCATCGACTCGACTTCGGATCTCGGGACGATTCAGAGCCTCGTGAGGGTGGCTTGTCGGCGTTATAAAATCGGGGTCATCGTGATTGATTATCTCCAGTTGATGGAGGCTAAGGGCGGACGCAATGAAAGCCGAGAACGTGAAATCGCCACGATTAGCCGAAGACTAAAGCGGATGGCATTGGACCTGCAGAAGCCGGTGATTGTCGGCAGCCAGTTGAATCGTGAATCGACGAAGAAGGGAAAACCGACATTGGCGGATCTTCGTGAGTCGGGATCGATTGAGCAGGACGCGGATATTGTGTTGCTGTTGAGTGCGAGCGATGACGGGCCGGAGACGTTGCTGCAGGTGGCGAAACAGCGAGGTGGAAGGACGGGTGAGATCACGCTGAAGCTGGATGGCCCTCGGTTCATGTTTGAAGCGGAAGCGTCTTCAACCGATTGGGCGGAAAGACGATTCGGCAATTGACTTCCCACAATAAACCTATTAGCCTTAGTGCATGAAAAAGAAAGCCTCAAAAGGTCGCCCGAAACATCCCGCAGGAATGCGAGCCAAGGTCATGTCGCTGTGGATCAGTCCGAAGCGTGAAAAGAAGATCAAGGCCAGCGCAAAACGGCAAGGCGTCAGTGTGTCGGAGGCGATTGGCAGGCTGATTGATGACGCTGAAGAGTAGCGGTGTGGAACATCCGCTGTTCACAAAAACAAAGGGGAAAGTTATGAAAAGCAGGTTATTGGAAAACGGAATGATGTCGTGGGAATGCAGGATCGACAGGGACCATCCCGAGGCTGACGAGGCGACGGCGGTGATTCATATTCCGATCGCAGGTAGTCCGCACATGGTAGTGCAGGTCTGCGAAATCGACTGCATTCCGTGCGGTCCAGATGAGTACGGCGACAACAATATCATTCGCGATGGTGAGGATGGCGATCGGTGGCGGAATGTGGTGCTGATTGCGTGTGCTCCACATTTGCTGAATGCCGTGCAGCAAGCGGAAAAGAAACTGGAAGCCATCGTACAGGCCGGAATGGCGGATGGCGGGATCTGCAAGACTGAGCATGATTTGTGGGTCAGCCTGGAGGGAATTCGCCGCGAGCTTGATGTTGCGGCGGATTGGGCTACGGATGTCGGGTCGTTTTGAGTAGAGGTAATTGCATCCGCTGTTCCTGAAAACATTGGGGATTCATCAAATGCCAAAACAGATAACAAGGTTTCACGACAGGCTAAAAAGCCAAACGGCTGAGCAGTGGGCGGTTGAGGTTGAGGCGACAATCGACAGCTACGCGATGATGTTCGCAGACGGAGATCAAGTCGCGTGCGATGAGAGAGAGCGAATCAGGAATCGAGTCGAAATTCTTCGGCGGCAGGAATCTGAATGCTGGGATCGTATCGAGCGGACTGCAAAGCAAATTCAGTGTATCCGCGAAGAAGGATATGCCTTGCTTCAAAACGCGTTGGATTTGAATCAGAAAAGGAACGGATGATGCGTTGGTTCAAGGCGATGCGATCGACAGGTGAGAAGAATCAGCCGGGGGAATTTACTGTAGAGGATTCTGATGGCGTCGAATGGCAGGTAACTGCGATCGACAGCAAGAAGAAGCCTGGGACCTTAACTCTCCTGAATGAAGTGGTCTGCATGAATCGAGGCTACGAATGCGGCTCGGAAATGCGGGCGGACATTCACCAGGCAGTGCGGGACCTGATTGATTCGGAATCTGTAGGGTGAGCAGAGGAACTTGTATGCTCTGTCCCGATGGTCGGGATGGTGGAAGTGTGGAAAATACGGCAGTTGTGGCTCAAAAATGACACCGCTGCTCTTTTGTGGAGAATCAAGGTGGGAAAGCATACGCCCGGACCGTGGAAGACCGTGAACAAACCCGACTATGCGTCTTACGGTGGAATCGGGATTGAGCAGGACTCAGGCTCAAAAGATGAGAACGTAATTTGTGAGATCTGGCCAATCAAAACCGTGCCGACAGAAGATCCTGAGGCTCAAGGAAACGCTCTCCTGATTGCTGCTGCCCCTGAGATGCTGGAGGCTTTGCGCGACGCGGTGAGGCTCATTGAGCATCTTGGTGGGAACGCTAGCCACCAGAAGAAGATGATTGCTAAGGCGGAGAACTGCGACGAATCGACAATGCAATCGTCGGACATCCGTTTTGGACATGTTGTTGGGCTGATCGTAATGGCCGGTGACACAGCCGGCACATATGGTCGTCAGGCAATTGGCATTCCCGAGCAGGCGATTACTGTGCGTAGGTAGCGATCAACAGCGGAATTCCGTTCCGCTGCTCATCGTGGGTGGTGGAATTCATTGGTAATTTCAAAGGGTGATCAGATGAAGAAACTTGAATCAGTTGCCGGTGGACATATTCGACATGCTATCCATAACGCCATCGCAGAAGCCGTGGCATGTGGTGAGCATTGTCAGTTCGATTTCAACGGAGTCTCAGTTGTCGTGGCTGGTGATTCAAATCCTGATCTGATCTATCGGGATTGGGATCGTGGAATGCGTGGGTATCTTGGGAAAGAATCATCGGTCGGGCCGTATCCAGAGCCAACACTGACAGCAGTCACGATGGAAAGTGATGCCGCGATTCAAGCGGCTAAAGACCGTGTTCGAGAAGTGCGAGAGGAAGAGGCCAGAAAGGAAGCCGCGAAGCAAAAGACTGCTCTACAGGGTGCTTTGAGTGTCGCCGGTCCAATTGAGTTGGTCGACGAAGAGGGCTGGAACAAATTCAAGGCGAACAACACGGACGGCTACGGCGGTCGAGTCGTCCGGTACGCTGAAGAGTGGGCGCGACTGATGCAAACTCGGTTGGCCAACGGAGAAACAATCGCTCAGTGTGCGGACGAGCTGAGTCACCTTGCCGACGATGATGGAATCACTGGCTTCATGTATGGCTGTGCTGTCGGAACCTTGGCAAAAGTCTGGAAGCACGGGGAGGCCCTGCGGCGGTGGCACAACAAGGAAACGCAGATCGGCACTGAAGGCGACAAGGCAAACGAGTCTGGTGGCGTTCTGAATCCTGCTCTGCTCAGCATCGGATGAGCATCGGTATCGTGTTCCTCTGTTTAAGGTTTGGTGAGTTATGGTCGGTAACATTTTAACGATTGGTCAGTGTGCCAAACTTTGCGGCGTCACTCCTCGCGATGTCGCGAAGTGGTTCGACACTGGGCGTCTGAGGGGATATCGAATTCCAGGATCTCAGGACCGAAGAGTTCCGAAGGAATACCTGTTGCGGTTCTTGCGTGAGCAGGGAATGGCGATTCCTAACGAGCTGACTGAACCGGAGAGCGATGGCGGCAATAAGGAAATTGCGAAGCAGGTCAGGCCAACAGTTGACGACGTGCTGAAAAGCCTCAGGGGCGACCCTGAAAACTTCCGGCAGATACTAACCGACAAAGATACGCTGCTTCAGAAGCTGTGCAAATACGCAAAGCGAAAAAGCGAGGATGAACAGGTTCCTGCGTGGTCCATTGTTGGTGAGATCTTAGGTCACGGAAGCGGCGTTTCATCGGCGATTTACGAACTGTACAGAGAGTACAAGTAAACGCGGTTCGTGGTTCCTCTGCTCACGAAAACATTGGGGAAATCGTCATGACGTGCGAAATCAAAGACGCGAGACTCTGCCGCAAATGTGATGTTGTCACTGCCGATCAGCACTGTGATCTGTGCGGCAAGAGGACTGCGCCACACCCGGAATCAGGTTCGCCGGACTCGGTACAGTATTGCATCGACTGCGGGGAGGAATTCACGGCGGCTGAAGTGATTGTCAGGACGTTTAAGGATGATCCATACTGCCAGTGCGAGGACGGGGATCTGATAACGGTCTGCCGGAAATGCGAGGCATTCCGAATCGAGGAAGTGGGCGACGTTCCCAGTGCTTCGGAATCGACACCTTCTGCAGACAGTGAAGTCCCAGACGAAAAGGTAGAGAAATTCATCCTGTCAGTCCTGGACGACTACAAGAGCCACGACTGGGACGATGTGCTGATTGAAGTTGATTCAGAGTTCCGGAAAGCAGGGATTACGCTCGGCGCTCGGCAGTCTGAAAAGTGCCTCGGAAATCTCGTGGAACGCAGGGAAGTAAGCCAGCGATGGATCGGCGATTTCTGTAACCTGAAGAGAATCAGGAAGCCGGTCGCGGTGACTTCTCAGCGGCCTTTGTTTGCGGACTGCGAATAACAGAGGTTTGGTACTCCGATCCTCAAGGTCAGGTGGTGTAGAGTCAAAGGCGTCCGGACGCTGGAGACGACGGAAACACGGGTTTCGTTTACGGAACTTACCCTCGGTTCGAATCCGAGCCTGACCAATCTGGAGGCCCTTCAGAAAGGCAAAAAATGAACCGACCGGCGATATCCAGACAGGCCGGTCAATTGGGATGCAAGCACTTCGGTTGTGCTCGATGCAGCTTAGCGGCTGAATCGGTGTCGCAAATGACTCGGGGACGCCTGAGAGGTATGCGGCATAAACGGGGACAAACCCTGTGGGCTCGGTTCGACTCCGGGGCGTTCCACTTGTGAAACAAGTAGCGGATAACCATATCGATAGTCGCGGAAACTATGGAAAATCAGTATCACGATCAGGACGGTAAACCAGTTCGCGGCGGACTCGACGACGTGACATAATGCATGGTTGCTGGGCGGATCCTGTTGGGACCGGATGGGAAGCGACTGCAGTCGGACTCAGCACCGATTTATGTGCAGTTTGACATCGGAGACGGCAAGGTGGTGCGGATGCTCAATAGTGGCTATCGAGAGAAGCCGGATGAGCCAAAGTAAACGCGGTTCGGAACTCCGATCGTCATGAAGCCATTGACAGCGACACAATCCCTGGTAAACTGTCGGCACCCCATGTGATCTCAAATTTAATCCTATGACTGCTACCGGCCTCAGAATTGTGCCGGATTCGTTGCGTCGTGGGGTGTCGAGATGTCTGCAAAGACTAAGGCTTGGTGGCAATCCAAAACGATTTGGGTTAACGCAATCACCGCTGCGACAGCGACTCTCACCGTGCTCGGTGGTCAGCAGATCGTTACTGATCACCCTGCAATCGCTGCTGGTCTCGTGGCTGCTCTGGGCGGGTTAAACATCGCCCTGCGAATCATTACCGTGCTGCCGATCGGTGGTGAGTGATGGCCAAAAAAGCCCCTGCAAAACCAGCAGCGAAGCGAAAGCCACGGCCAAAAAATCGCGTTGACATCGCTGGCGAAAAGCTCACAAAAGAACTTGCGAAGTCAATCGCGTGGCGGTCTTGGCTAGTCAGTGGGGCCAAGGCCGTCGCGTTGATTGTTTGCGGTGCGGTGGCTGGCGTTTATGCGGCGGGCGGCATTGAGATTGGGCCGGGGCCAGTCGTCCGTGATGACGTGCTTCAGCAGTCCTACGACGCGGACAGGATTACCCAAGCCGCTGTCTTGCGAGAGTTGTCCGAGCAGGACTTCGACGGCAGCACGGATGATGGCCGACGCAAGGCTGGCGAGTGGTTTAACGCTCAGCGGTTCCGCAATCGGGCCAATGATTTTGGCGGTTATACGGATCAAGTGGCGGAAGCGATCGCGGCGAATTCAGAGGATAAATTGGCGGAGCAATTGGAAGAAAAATAAAAAACCCCGCAATGGTTGTCGCCATCCGGGGAGGTGTCCCAAACCTGATTGAGAGGAATGAGAGATGAAGATTCGACACGATGAAGTAATGGTTGTCAATGCGAAACTAAAACAGATTGGAATGAGCTTCAAAATTAAAATGGGGACGCAACGTGTCAGCCACGCGGTATTCGAATGTGAGTGTGGCAACAAGCTGCTGATGATTGTTGGGAATGTGAAGTCGAATAAAAGTAAGTCGTGCGGTTGTCTAAACGATGCTGTCCGTGGGCAGTGTCTTGTGAAACATGGCCAAAATAGAAGTAGGCATCGAACTGTTGAGTACAGGACATGGTGCGGCATCAAAGATCGGTGTCATCGCGAAACGTCAAAGTGTTTTCAGTTTTATGGTGCGCGTGGAATCAGAGTATGCGAACGTTGGCTAAATTCATTTGAGGCATTTTTTGAGGACATGGGACAACGGCCAGTTGGTTGTTCAATCGACAGGATCGACAATGCGAAAGGCTACGAGCCGAGCAATTGCCGATGGGCAACGTGGACGCAACAGCAGCGAAATAAGACTTCAAATGTGTTAATGACCATTGACGGTGTAACTAAGTGCCGTGGTGAATGGGCGCAATGTGAAGGTGCGGCAGAATGCTTCCTGATTAGATCGCGAAAAAAACGCGGATGGTCAGACAAAGAGGCGGTTTTCGGACAAAACAAATGAGTGATTTCACAGGATACAATCCAGAAGCTGAAGACAAATTCTTCATTTCATCGCTGACGAGCGGCGAGGAAGTGTTGCAATTGGTCGGTGCGTACCGTGAGCAGTCTTTGGACCCCCGCAAGCTGATCAGGGTCGAGAACCAAAAAACGATGGGCAGTTGCGCCGGACACTCACTGTCTTCAAATCTCGAATGGCTGTATTGCATCGCCACGCAAGGCCAGATCGTCCAGTTGTCGCGAATGGCCGGATACATTCTTGCTCAGGATCGCGATGGAATCAGGACGGATTCCGGAAGCGTCGTTTCCTCGGGGGTCAAGGTGGCTTTGGAAACAGGGCTTCCGGAAGAAAGCCTTTGGCCTTACCCCACGAGCTACAACCGCACAAAACCGGGAAATGATTGGCAAGGAAACGCTGAAAAATACCGAATTGCGAAGGCCGTAAACATTACGAGCTGGGATCAGTGGAAAACGTGGCTCGGGTCTGGTCAAGGCGGAATCCACACCGGCATCAGTTGGGGCAACTCAATGAACAAAGCTGTCGTTGAATCTTTTAGTCCGGGCGGTGGTGGCCATTCAATTGCTGCTCTCTGCTTGTCGGAACGCAAAGACCGAAGCGGCGAGCCTTACTCATGGATTGCAAACAGTTGGTCAGAGTCATTTGGGAACGGTGGCTGGCAGGAGTGGAGTCCGACAGCGGTCAGGCAGATGTGTCAGCATCGATTCACAACGTTCGTTGGACTGTCGGACATGCCAAACGTCAAGCCTCGCGAGTACACATTGGAAGATCTCAAAAAGGGGCTTGCGATATGAGATGGTCATTGATTGCATTGCTAGCACTTGGATGCGGTGATTCCGGCGAATTGACGGCGTTAAAGCTATCACTGGCAAACGCTCAGGAATCGATTGTCGAAACGCAATCGAAGCAGATCGACAAGACAGACGAAGCAATCGGAATTCTTCGCGAGAATACAACCGCACTGGCAGCGATAAAAGCCAAAGTGGATGCACTTCAGGTCGTTTCCAATCCTAACGGAAAGGATGGTGATCCAGAGTCTGCCCCTGAGTCCCCGGCAAAAGCGAACGACACCCAAAATCCTCTCAAGGTCGCTACGCCGGGGACTTCTTCTCGTGTTGCTTTAGATGGCACGGTTCTGCGATGGAACATCGAAGGCAATTGGAATCCGACAATCCTTCAGACATCAGCACATCTGCGAGAGCACGGCATCAACACGAACGGTATGACTCACCAAGAGATGGCTGACATCCATGCGTCGATTCACGATGGCAAACAGATTCCAGCTTCAGCAGTCAGGGTTAAAAATGCGGGTGCGGTTTCGAATTGTCCCGGCGGGATGTGTCCGACAAATCGAACACAGCGACGACGAGGACTTTTCGGAGGCTTGTTTCGATGAACTTGATCAAGCCAATCGATCTACGACACATGAACATCCGCGAAGCGATCCAAGCGGTGATCAGCGGACGCATTGAGCGGATTGAATGGTCGGAGACGGTCAACCTGAAGCTCAAGCACGACGGCGAACAGGCAATTCTGACCATCACAGACGGGACGGTCGAGGTTGATATTCCGGGGCCGATCAGTCCGGATGTGTTGCGGGTGACGGCTTACGAGGATCATGCCTTGGTGGATCTGAGGTTGAGTCAGGTAAGGATCAATTACTGATGAGCCGCGATGACACAATCATGACCAGCCTGCTCTACGAGCGAGCCGCGCAATGCGGATCATGGGCGGGAGATCTGGCCGTCAGTAAAGAGGGCGAGACGATCGACTTTTATGGTCGGCGGATGTTGAGACTTGCAAAAAAGCAGCGAATCAAACCGACGGACACAGACGAGGAAATTGCAAAGGCGATAACTCCAATCATGGCGTGGCTGTTCTGGCAAATCGCTCCAGACCTGCTGATGTGGATTGTCGAAGCGATCAGAAAACGAATTTGGGTTAACGAAAACCGGGCCACTCACGTATGACACTCGCACAATCAGCAACAATGATAGGCAGCCCTGAGTTATGGGGCCAGCTTGGCGGCATTCTCGGGCTCATCGTGTTCGCCATGTTTGTCGGTGTGTTCTTCATTTTGAGGTGGGTGTTTTCGCGGTCGGAGAAACAGGACGTGCGCCAGCAAAAATTCCTCGATGAGTTGATGGCAGCACATCGGGCGGAGCGAGAATCGGATAGACAAGAACGGCGACAAGAACATCTGGACAGGGACCAAAAGTTCGAGGCTTTAGTTCTGCGATCAGTTGGTGTAATCGATAATTTGACAACGGAGCAGCATGCGACGCGGCAGTTGCTGGAGCGGTTGCAATGCACACGATCTTGATGGTCAACACGTTACTGTCGGCAGTTACGGCGATGCTATGTTTGGTCGTTGTTGTCGTGTGGATGCCTCGTGTCGTCGGTGGTAATCATACATTGTTGCTGGCAGGTATCGTAGTTGGTTTTGCCGGAGCGTTTTGCGACAATGTGTATTGGGGGATTACTTGGTACTCGAAGCTGCAACAATGGGACACGATGCAATGGTGGTTTAATAATGGTCCGATTGCCAACATCTTTTTTCGCCACGGCATGAAGCTGACAGCGGCGGCTTGTCACTTGGAAGCGGCAAGGCGTGCAGGCATTGAAAACGTGACGGAGCTTAGTGTTGCGGCACTGATCGGAAGCCTGTTTTTATTCGGCACGTTGTGTTTGTAGGGAGTAGCGGATCTGTTGATCCGCTGTTGATTTTTGAGGGCTGAAAATGGGCGTCGAAGCCGTAATTGCAACGCAGGTGATCGACACAACGTCTGTCGGCAGGTCGCTCATGACTGCTGCGGACGCTGCGGCGGCACGGACGGCATTAAGCCTTGGGACTCTTGCGACACAGTCAGGGACGTTTTCCGGAACGTCCAGCGGCACGAATACTGGCGACCAGACGACAATCTCTGGAAACGCTGGATCAGCAACAGTCCTGCAGACTGCTCGGAACATAAACGGAGTCAGCTTCGACGGCTCTGCGAATATCACTGTGACGGCAGCAGGGTCCACGCTTTCGGACACTGTCACTGTTGCGAAAGGCGGGACCGGATTAACTGCACTTGGAACTGCATTGCAGGTGCTGAGGGTTAATGCAGGGGCGACGGCTCTGGAGTATGCCACGGCAAGTGGGGGAACTCCGGCCGGTTCCAGTGGGCAGGTTCAGTACAACAATGCCGGGGCATTTGGAGGAATGACGGCAGTCGTGTACGCAGGTTCCGGCACACTCCTTACTGTGACATCACAGGCTGCGTCAGACGTTCCGCTGTTGGTAAAAGGTGCGGCAAGCCAATCCGGAAATCTGATCGAGACGCGAAACAGCAGCAACACGGTTTTGACAGCGATCACGTCTGCAGGAGACATACTCTGCTCGATGCTTCGCAGCAGCACAGGTGCGACCACTTCAGCAATTTACGTTGCAGAGGGGTTACGAAAACGCTGGGAGCTAAGTGGAGCCGAGCAAAATCAGTACATGACGACTGGTTGTGCATTTGACGGCGGTTCAAATTGGATTTTAATCGGTGGGGGCGGTGCTCCAAGTTATGCACCCGGATCATCGACTCACCGAGTATCACTCGACATCACAAATCGAATTCTGTACCTCGGGACGAACATCCTCGCTTCACCACTGGCGTACACGCTCGCTGGAACTGGTGGCAGTGGAACCAATATTGTCGGCGGGAAACTCACGCTTTCGGCTGGCCGATCGACCGGAAACGCGACTCCGGCGGTCGTGGCATTAGCGTCAACGTCTGCTGGTAGCAGCGGCACGACTCTACAAACACTTCGCGACTGCTTGCATGTCGACGGCAATACTACGGCAGCGGAGACACCACTGTTGCTGTTGGATATCGACAAAGGGACGCTGCAGCGTGTTTCCATTGGTGCGTCTGATTCGGGCGGTACAGGTTTCAAAGTTTTGAGGGTGCCGAACTAATGGACAAAATAACAATCACAATCACTCGCGGGTGTGACGCTCAAGGCGTCGGCGGTTCAGTCGTCGATAATGCCGCTGCCGTCCTCGGTTCGATGCCGGACGGAACGCCAATCGTTGACGCTCTGGTCGCGGCATTTGCGGATGCTTACGGGGTTCACGAGGTGGATGGTGAGCCAGTCAGCGGATACCGCAATTTGTCATACCGTTGCCGTCAGTACATGACTGAGATTGTCTCGTCATACGCAGCAAAAACGGCAGCAGCAGTGGCTCAAAGTCAGGCTCAGGCGGCAGTGGCTCATGCTCTTGGCTCTGTTCAGATTCTGGAGTCTTAAACCGTGGCGACGCAAACAGTCGAATTCAGATCACCACCATCGCAGACGATCACAGCTAAATTGTTTGCAGTTGGGAGCGATACGCAGGTTGCGTCGGTATCAGCGACCGAGGCGACCAACCGCAAAGGCACGTATGCAGCGGTCTACACCGATGTTGCGGCTGGCGAGTATGAGTTGATTGCATTGGTAGGATCTATTCCAGTGGCTCGCTGGTTTGTCACCCTAACACTAACGACGGCGACGTTTCAGGCACGCGAAAAAGTAAACGCGGAACTGGACTCCGCTGTTGCGACGAAGATCGACAACATCCAAGACGCTGCAGGGTGGCTCTTGGCAATCAGCTCTGGAGCCGTCGCGAATCCGCAGACATCGACTGAGCAATACGACATCACGCAATTTGGCGTCAATTATCGAGTTGCGATGGCAGGGTTGACTTCCACTGGAACAAGGACAGCGCCAACGCTGAGCAAGCCATGAGCCAAGGACGATACTCACAACGGGGGTTTGCGTTTCAGGGCTTTGCGTTTCGAACGTGGGGGCTGGCTGGGGGTGCGACAACAACGGCGACAGATCCAGTCAGTGGATGGACAGCACAACCAGCAAAGCGGCATTTCGTGGCATCGGTGGCAAATAGACTGAGCGTGACATCCACACAAGACAGAGTTTGGATTGCGAGGGCTGACAATGGCTGAATGTGTGCAATCAATCAATGTGATCTGTAAGCACGTTGAGTCAAACGACACCTATTATGTCGATCTGGCTCCACGGCTTGGAACTGGCGAAACGGTCAGCAGCATCACGTCAGTAACACCGTCAGACGCAAACATGACGGCAGCGTCAGCGACAGTGCTGACAGGGGCAACAACGATCACCCAAACCTCACGAGATGAGCAGGGCAATACGACGACGACCACCTATGTCATCGCAGCCAACAAAGGAGCATCGTTTACGTTGACTGGTGGCAGCACCGGCGCTGGATGCGGAACCGTGACCGTGAAGTTTGTGAAGAGTACAGGCAAGGCAGATGCGGTTGATTGCTTGGTTGAGGTGCATGGGGTTGATGTCTGATGCCAACGTCACCAAAAACATTTAGGAGCAGCGAGCGACGCAAGGAGCGTGAGCAGTTTAGGGGATCGAAGCAGAGTCGTGGTTATGGTGGTGAGTGGGAGCGAATCAGCCTATTGAAGCGTCAGCATTGTCCAGTGTGTGAGGTGTGCAATGATGCTGCTGCTGATGACGTGGACCACATTGTTCCTTTCAATGGAATGGATGATCCAAAGCGGACAGAATGGCAGAACCTGCAGAGCATTTGCAGAGCCTGCCACAACGGTAAGACTCATGGAGGTAGGGGGCAAAAATGTTGAGAACGACACAACCGCAGAAC